TAAAGGATTGGCGCAGAGGTCCTTCACGAGGGTCTGGACGCTCTCTGATGAGACGGAAGTTAGGGATGTGACCTTTGAGGACGGTCTCTTGACAGTGACTCTTGGGAAGATTATCCCAGAGGCGCATAAGCGCAAGGACTGGTTCTAAATACGGGGGGGTTGATCGCCCCCCTTTTTCATGCTATACTACTAAGAGGTAAAAAGTCTATTATGTCGGTTAGAGTCGCTGTGATTGGCAATGATAAAATCATTGCTGATATTAAAGAATTGGTTGATCCCGAAGATAAGACCCGTCAATATCTTTTCAACAATCCCTATCGTGTCATCCTGCAACCTACTATGACACTGATGGAGGATTCCTCCGAAGAACTTGCCAATACTTCTCAAGTTTCTCTCGCTACTTGGCAACCGTTGACTACGGACACAAGTTTTATTGTTAATCCTAGTTCAGTTCAAACAGTTTTTGAACCAGTTGCTGATCTTAAAAATATGTACAGGGAGTTGATCGATGCCATCAGTTAAAGTTATTGTTCTCAAAGAAGACTATAAATGTCTCATCGCTAGTGTCGAAGAGGTTTATGGTGCTGACATTGGAGAACCAGACTGCGAACTTACAAATCCTTATGAGTTTATTCCTCAAGATGAGGACTATGATGGTCCATATAAAGATCGTCTGAAACCATGGACTATAATGAAGTTGAGTTCTCAGAAAAAGTGCAGAATCCAAAGTGATACGATTCTAACTCTGGTTGATCCAGAATCTTTCATCCTTCAGGCATACAACGAACTTCTTGGTTAATGAAATTCTATACTAATGTACAAATGATCGGGGATCAATTCCTCGTTCGTGGTTATGAAAATGGTGAGTACATTCAGTTTCGTGAAAAATATCAACCCACTCTTTTTGTTCCTGCAAAGAAAGAGACCTTCTACAAAACTCTCGATGGTCATTATGTCGAACCCATTAAACCTGGGTCCGTCTCTGACTGTCGGGAGTTTATTAAAAAGTATTCTCAGGTAGAGAACTTTAAGATCTACGGTAACGAACGGTTCATCTATCAATACATCTCAGATAAGTATCCTCAAGATCAGATTGACTTTGATATCAGTAAGATTCGTCTTGTAACTGTTGACATTGAGACTCGTTCTGAGAATGGTTTCCCTGATGTTGCATCAGCTGACCAGGAGATTCTGCTTATTACTATTCAGGACTACAATACCAAGGAGATTACTACCTGGGGTCAAGGTCCATTTAAGATCAAGCAGGACAATGTTCGGTATCTTCAGTTCAATAACGAGCGTGATCTCCTGAATGACTTCATCCACTGGTGGATGGACAATACTCCTGATGTTGTGACTGGATGGAACATTCAACTGTTCGACATCCCGTTCATTGCAAAGCGTATTGACCGTGTTCTTGGCGAGAAACTTGCCAAGAGACTGTCTCCATGGGGTTTGGTGTCCCAGAAAGAGGTGTTTATTAAGGGTCGTCAGCAAATTTATTACGATATTGGCGGCATTACACAATTAGATTACCTGGATCTGTACAAGAAATTTACTTATACGAATCAGGAATCATATCGTCTGGATCACATTGCTAATGTAGAACTCGGTCAGAAGAAACTCGATCACTCCGAGTTTGATACCTTCCAAGAGTTTTACACTAACGGTTGGCAGAAGTTTGTTGAATATAACATCATCGATGTGGAGCTCGTAGACCGTCTTGAGGACAAGATGAAGTTGATCGAGCTCGCCCTGACTATGGCATATGATGCCAAAGTTAACTATAATGATGTCTTCTATCAGGTTCGGATGTGGGATACCATCATTTATAACTACCTGAAGAAGAAAGGAATTGTCATTCCTCCTAAAGAACAGACTGATAAGGATGAAAAGTATGCGGGGGCGTATGTTAAGGAACCGAATCCTGGGGTGTATGATTGGGTGGTCAGTTTTGACCTTAATAGTCTTTACCCTCATCTCATTATGCAGTACAACATCTCCCCTGAAACCCTCATCGAGGAACGGCACCCCACTGTATCTGTTGAAAGGATCCTGAAGGAAGAACTCAACTTTGAAATGTATAAGGACTATGCCGTTTGTGCAAACGGTGCTATGTTCCGCAAGAATAAAAAGGGTTTCCTTCCAGAGTTGATGGATAAGATGTATGGGGAGCGTGTCATCTTCAAGAAACGGATGCTCAAGGCAAAGCAGGAGTACGAGAAGACTCCTACTGATGCACTTAAAAAGGAGATCGCCAGATGTAACAACATTCAAATGGCGAAGAAGATTTCTCTTAACTCTGCTTATGGTGCTATTGGTAATCAATACTTCAGGTATTTCAAACTAGCAAACGCTGAAGCAATTACTTTGTCTGGTCAGGTCTCGATTCGTTGGATCGAGAACAAGATGAACGAATATCTAAATAAACTTTTGCAAACCGAAGGCAAAGATTATGTCATCGCTAGCGATACCGATTCAATCTATCTTAATCTCGGACCTCTTGTTACTAAATTTTTTGGTAATCAGTCTAGTGATAAAGCAAAGATTGTTGGAATACTTGATAAGATCTGTGAAGACAAGTTGGAACCATTCATCGAATCCAGTTATCAGGAACTTGCGGATTATGTTTCGGCATATGAGCAGAAGATGAGCATGAAGCGGGAGAATATCGCTGACCGTGGTATTTGGACCGCTAAGAAGCGCTACATCCTTAATGTATGGAACAGTGAGGGCGTTGCATACACTGAACCCAAACTCAAGGTAATGGGCATTGAGGCAGTGAAGTCATCTACACCTGCACCCTGCCGTCAGATGCTTAAAGAATCTTTTAAAATCATGATGTCTGGATCAGAAGATGCTATGATAGAATACATAGATCAATGCCGTAGGAAGTTTAAGAAACTTTCTCCTGAGGAAATCTCCTTTCCAAGATCTGTAAGTGATGTAACCAAGTATAAATCCACCGCCGACATTTATGTCAAGGCAACTCCGATTCATGTTCGGGGAGCACTCCTTTACAATCACTATATCAAGAAAGGGAATCTTACCAATAAGTATTCATTGATCCAAAACGGAGAGAAAATCAAGTTCTGTTACTTGAAAAAACCAAACATCATTCACGAGAATGTTATTTCGTTCATTCAAGATTTTCCAAGAGAACTTAATATCTCCAAGTATGTAGATTATGACTTGCAATTCGACAAGGCATTCTTAGAACCTCTTAAGATTATCCTAGATGCAATTGGATGGTCTGTAGAGAAAACCGCAAACCTAGAAATGTTCTTCTCATGAAAGACCAAAATCATGTCCCCGACAACGAGTCCAAACAAATTAAATGGAATAGGGGATTAGATCTGTTTATTGAAAGCGTATTGAAACCAGATCAAGAACTCCGTCAGTGTGCCCACAATCAAAAGTGCTACACCGAACTATTGGATGTTCGTGAGAATGTGCTAGAATACCTGAAATCTCTTCGTTGGTACTGATGGATTTTCTTAAAGATATTGTAAAAGAGATTGGTGATGATTTCACCAAACTTGCTAGCGAAATTGAAGAATCCGAAACATATGTTGACACAGGTTCGTATATTTTTAATGCACTGGTGTCAGGTAGCGTATTTGGTGGTGTATCTGGCAATAAGATTACTGCTGTTGCTGGAGAGTCTTCTACTGGAAAGACTTTCTTTTCTCTCGCTATGGTTAAGAATTTTCTTGATTCTAACCCCGATGGTTATTGCCTCTACTTTGATACTGAGGCTGCCATTACCAAGTCCCTGATCGAGTCCCGTGGGATCGATACTAGTCGTTTGGTTGTGGTTAATGTTGTCACTATTGAAGAGTTTCGTAGTAAGGCACTAAAGGCAGTAGACCTATACTTAAAAAAACCTGAAGATCAGCGCAAACCTTGTATGTTTGTGCTAGACTCTCTTGGTATGCTTTCCACTGAGAAAGAGATTACTGACGCACTGAACGACAAACAGGTTCGTGACATGACCAAATCTCAACTGGTCAAAGGTGCATTCCGTATGCTGACTCTTAAATTGGGTCAGGCAAACATCCCCATGATTGTTACCAATCATACCTATGATGTTATCGGTGCCTATGTTCCTACAAAGGAAATGGGCGGCGGCAGTGGTCTTAAGTATGCTGCTTCAACTATCATCTATCTGAGCAAGAAGAAAGAAAAAGACGGAACCGAAATCGTTGGAAATATTATCAAGGCAAAAACTGCTAAATCTCGTTTGAGTAAGGAAAACAAAGATGTGGAAGTTCGTCTGTATTATGATGAGCGTGGTCTTGATAGATATTACGGTCTTCTTGAGCTCGGTGAGATTGGTGGACTTTGGAAAAATGTCGCAGGTCGGTACGAGATCGACGGCAAAAAGCTTTATGCAAAGCAAATCCTTAAAGAACCCGAAGTATATTTCACCGATGAAGTGATGCAGCAACTCGATGAGATTGCTAAAAATGAATTTAGTTATGGTGCCTAATGAATGATCGTATTGAACTCACTATCCTTAGGAACCTCATCCATGATGAAGAGTTTCTAAGGAAAGTCCTTCCCTTTATTGATCCTGAATATTTTCAGGAGCGTGTTGAAAAAGTTGTCTTTGAGGAGATTACTTCTTTTGCTCAGGAATACGACAAGATTCTTACTCCTGAGATCCTTAGTATTGAAATTCAGAATAGGGGAGACCTTTCCGAGCAAGAGTTCAAAGACGCTCTAAAATTGGTAGAACTGCTTCGTGAAGCAGAGACTCATTCTCAGTGGTTACTTGATGCCACTGAGAAGTGGTGCCGTGATCGTGCCATCTATTTGGCACTAATGGAATCAATTCAAATTGCAGACGGCAAAGATTCTAAGAAAACTAGAGATGCCATCCCTAGCATTCTGTCGGATGCCCTTGCAGTCTCGTTTGATAATCACATCGGACATGATTATCTTGAAGACTATGAGCAACGCTACGAATCCTATCACAAACAAGAATCTAAGATCCCGTTCGACCTTGAGTACTTTAACAAGATTACGAAAGGCGGGCTCCCTAACAAAACACTTAATATTGCTCTTGCTGGCACGGGGGTTGGTAAATCTCTGTTTATGTGTCATGTCGCAAGCTCGGTGTTACTACAGGGCAAAA